GGATTGTCAAATGTGTCCTTGGCTATTTCTTTTTTTATTTCATTCTGACTAGAATCTTCATATGAATCGTACTCATTAGTACAGACATCTAATGCTACTTCTGAATTGGTATATTCACTTGTCATAGTGTCATCTCCTATTTGTCATTTTTAAATAATGCCTATGAGACATTTATTACTACATATAGTATCCCAAACATTAGTTTGATACAACATCTGCCTCATCAACGTAAATTATGATGCACCTACAATTTATTACATTTCTAGCTCCGCCTTTTGAATCACCTGCATAACTCATTGGCGCACCACCTATAATAAAGTCCTCACTTATGTCTACAGTTTGCCCATTAGCAAAAGCATGTGTATCTCTTGTTCTGCCGTCATTAGTTGCTACCCACTGTTTGAGCATCTTTGTACCCAATGAATTGGCTGCTGTTACATGATATGCATTATTAGAATAACCTGCTGCGTTATGCGTTTCTGTTCTTGCTATAAGTGCAGCCCTACCCCTACTAATAGCAGAAAATTTAATTGATACCTGTTTTGCTATTTGCGGTAAAGTTAAACCCTCAGCTCTTCCAGCTTCTATCAACCTGCTTACTCTTGTTGCCATACGTTGACCAATGCCCAGTAAAACTAATTGCCTTGTATTAAAATACTCCTCAACAACAGCTTCAAAATCTATGCTTCTACCAAATACAAAAGTATCAGCCTTTTGGTCTTTCATGTATTTGTCTTCGTTGTTTTTGTAGGTGGCTTTGAACACCCTTTTGTAATGAGACTGTAGTAAGGGTATAAAATCTTCGTTGAAGGCTTTAGCGGCTACCTCTGCATCGTATATGCCAAATTCTGTATAGAGATACATTTGCACATTAATAAACTTTCTAAATAATGTGTTTACTCTTTTATAGAATCTCTTCTCTAGGTTATTTCTTATAATTAACTGAGTACGAGCTTCTGCTCTCGCGTTTACCCTGCCTTGCCTAAAAGAAAGAAGTCTATTAGCAAGCGGCTTCATTAAACCTTTCTAAGAGTCTTAAACCTGTGTCCTACTATTACGTCTGATGGTTCTCCGCCTTGATATACTCTTATTAAAGCAGCAGGATTATCTTCATCTGCATTTAATGTAAAGTCTGTATCAGGTACTTTAAGAGTACCGCTTTTAACTATCTTTGTTATTTTACCCCTAGCACTACCACCACTAGAGTTCCATGACACCATATCACCTACTTTGAGACTTCCTGCTTCTGCTTTACTATCTCTTTCAGTTTGTATTTGTTTCCATACTTTTTTTGACCAACCAAAGCCAGCATCACCACCCCATAAAGCCCAAGCAATTCTTCCTGCGCTTGGATAGCCTTCACTGCCCTTTTTAAATCCTTTACCTTGTTTATCTACTTCATGCCTAGAAAAATAGCTGTACATTCTTTGTACAGTTTCTGCTGATAGGTTTTCTTTATTAGTTAACTGGTTAGCCCTTGCCACACCAATTTCAGTTCCACCTCTCTTAAACTCTCTTCTCCAGTTTAATCCACGTTGTGCTTCTACTGACATTGCATCTGTAGGTTTTGTATCTATGTCTGCTATAGCTTTAATAAGATTAATTAACTCTTCATCAATACTCTTTTCATCATCTTCATAGTCATTCAAATCTTCTTCAGCAACTGGGTTATCCGCTATTGGAACATTGCCATCTGTTAATGGGAACATATTAGCTGATATATATAAATCATCTGCGCCTTCTATTGGTGATAGCCCTATTTGTTCTCTTGCTTCATTACGAGTCATTATGCCTTCCCTTACAGCACTTGCTACATTCTCATAAGTTCTTTTACGTCTCTCTGATAAGGCAGGTATAGAATCAATATCAAATTCTAGCTTTAGCCCTTCGTCAAACATTGGCACTAACCATTCGTTAAGGTCTGATTCCATTTTCTTTAAATGTGGAATAATAGTTTCTTCATATAGTGCAAGCCTAGCTTCTGAAACATTGGCGTATGTTTGCGCATCAGGCACACCCACAAGCTGTGAGGGGACACCAAAACATAAAGCAATATCAGTAGCAGCCATGTTCTTTAATTGGTGGAAATCCATGTCTTTTGGAGATAGCCCCATTTCCTTCCAATCAAAATCTCCTTCTAAAAGCATTGGTCTACCTGCGTTACCTGCTCCACTAAATCTATTATTAAGGTCTGTTAGTAATTGTTGTCTTTGTGCTTCTGATAAGTTAACCGCAAAGCCTGCATCATCCTGTGGTTTAAATATTACAGCCCCACTAGGTCTTGCTCCGTTTTCTAATAAGTTGACGTTGTGTTTACTAGACATATTGAACTGATCTATCTCAACTGCTGCAGCTGACATTGGGCTAAGTCCATAATAATCATCCAATGGGTTCCATAGCTTAATATGTTTTAACTCGCTGTAACCATCTACTGCATCTATCTTATATGTAGAACGTACTCTGCCATTTATTGAATATTCGTATCTGTCAGGTATAGCGTTCCCTGAGCCTTTAATAGATATACGGTCAGGTCTTAATTGGTGCAGTTCTTTTGGAGCACCCATGTCTCCGCCTACTTTTAAGATGTAAGCATTACCGCCAAGAAGTACATAGCCAAATAAGCTATTAAAAAATTCTGAATAAGATTGTAATGGGTTGGGTCTCTGTAATAAATCTAGTAGAGGATGTTGCTCAACTATTTCATCACCATTTTTAAGCAATAAAGGAACGGCACTTGCACCATTAGCTATCTCATTAACACATCTATATACAATAGCGTTTTTAAGATATCCTTCTTTTGCTAATTCGTCATACTTATAAGTCTTGCCTTCTGATGTACCGACACCAAAATAACCCATCATGTTTGAATTTTTTTGTTCAGGCTTGCCGCCTGTAAATACGTTTTTAATGTTATCTAATAATGCCATTAGCTTATTCTCCAGTTAATCTGTCCTTTAGATTTGCTTAGCTCGGTTAAACCCCAAACCAAAGCATCTAACCTATCAGGACTAGGTTTCGGTCTATCCCCTGTATATGTAGTCATCTGTGACTCCAATTCAGAAAAATACCCAATATGATGAACGCGCCTTTGCTCGTATAGTGCTGCGATAGGCTCGGCTCTCACCATCTTGCCCCTTGTAGCGGTTACTGACCTGTAAGGTATATCTGAATCTATAGCCCTTAACAATCTTTCCACTAAATCACCACCATTATTAGTCTCTGCAATAATTCTATCTGCTCCCCATTCATAGAAAGCCTTAATAGCTATCTTACCCCATTTATCGGGTGAATACTTCCCTGATATATCCTCTAAGACATAATACTCATTATTTGCGTCTTTACCAACAACCATGATACCTGTTTCATCTGAATCCTCTCCTGATGTAACTGCTGGGTCAATGGCTACTATAATTTGTGTTAAGTCTTTTTCTGAGTTGGCTGGTAGTCTTGTCTCTTCTATTAGGTTGTTATTCCATAAAGCACCCTCCAACATATTAAGCACTTCAGCATATAGCTCTTGCCTACCTAAAGTTGTGCCATCATATTTTTCTTTTAACATTGCCAATGCAGACTTAGCTAAGTTAGCTTCATTCTCAAATGTTGAGCCTGTAGTTACTATGGTGTCGTTTCTCTCTATTAAACTTCTAATGATAGGCGTTGGCTTAGGGGTGGTAGTAATAATGCACTGAGGGTTCTCTCCTAGCCTTAGACCAAACATTAATTGGTCAAATGTTTCAGGATAACGCCATGCAGCCAATTCATCACACCATGCCCTGTGGAACTGTGGACCACGCAATCTATCAGGTTCAATTGCAGCAAAGCCCATTATTTTAGAGCCGTTAGTAAGGTTAATTTCTGATGTTGTAGTTGAATAAGATTTTCTTCCACGGCTTACACGGAAACATTCATCAGGGATAATAGATAACAAACCACTAGGACCGCCAAAGCAAACTCTTCTTAGGTCACCAAAGGTAGGGGCAATAACAGCAGATATAGTATTGGGATGTGTTAAAGCATAAAGAGCAATATCCTGCGCACCAACTCTTGTCTTACCCCAGCCACGTCCTGCAAGTATTAGCCATATATGGAAGTCTTCTGTAGGGGTTACTTGTTTTGGTCGTGCAGTACCTAACCATCTAGTGTACAGAGCTACTGTCTGCTTCTCTGATATCTTCGGCGATTCTATCCAATCGCTCCAAAGCCCTTCTGAATGAATCGCTGTCTTGGACATTAGTAATTACTTCCATGTTATCTGTTGTTTCACCTAGAGCCAATTTAGCTACTTTTTGTGCATTAGTAGCAGCGCTAGATAAACTAACAAGTGTTTGTGGTTGCACATCTTTATCAGGAGCAGCGTTCTTGCTTAACACCTTTCCTATCTGACCCATTATGCCTTTAGCAATAGCGAGACTTGTTTTATCAAAGTTAACACTTTCTTGCACTAACTCTTTTCTTCTCCTTGCGTCTAGTTCTATTAAAAACGCATCTTGAAATTGTTTTTGTTTGATTGTCCAATCATCTTTTTTTGCATGTTTATAAAGAGTAGGTTTTGGTATTCCATAATCAATAGCCAGCTGGTCAATAGTAAATAGCTTCCGACCCCCTGTATTAGCGTCTATACCTTGCACATATTTATTTCTTATCTCTTCTAATAATGTCGGGGTAAGTTTCTTTGTGTTTGATTTATTAACCATAATTTATATCTATTTATCACCATTCTGTATCCTTAGAAAGCAAAAGTAAACAGATATAACCCATAAAGTGCATTTAATTTAGTTTAAGTGTTTACAAATATAAACATTTAGATTAAACTTACTATGTTGAGTAAATAATTATAAAGGAGAAACAATTGAATAACTTAAACAACAACTACCCTACCCTTACTAATCGTACCTTTGGTGTTGAATTAGAATTTGTTGGAGTACACCCTAGAGATGTAGCAAGAGCTATTAATAATGTAGATGGCATTGATTGCTACTACGAGGGATACCACCATAGAACAACTGCATACTGGAAGTTAGTTACTGACCAAAGTATTGATGGTACTGGTGGCGAAATAGTAAGCCCTATATTAATGGGTGACGAAGGTGCTAGACAATTAGAGTTAGTGATTGCTGCCCTAGATACTATTGAAGGTATTAGCGTTAACGTATCGTGCGGATTGCATGTACATTTAGACGTTGCTGACCTTACTGTTAACGAGATACAAACTACTTACGAGAGATACGCTGATTACGAAAGTCAAATAGATATGATTATGCCTAGAAGCAGAAGGGGTAATAATTCTAGATGGTGTGGAAGTATTACTAATGTTAAGACTCGTGTTAAAAATGTAAGAACTAAAAGTAAGGCAGGACTTGCTAATGCAGCAGGTAGATATTACAAAGTGAACTTACAGAGTTTAACTAGATATGGAACTATGGAGTTTAGACAACATAGCGGAACAATTAACTTTGATAAAATTATTAACTGGGTTAGTTTTTTAATGGCTTTTGTTGAGAAGAGTAAAAAGTTAAATAATGTAGTTAAGCCACAATCTAAAACAAGAGCTTTTGCTAAGGTTAGAAACGCTATAGAAAATGCAGGCTACAACATGGAGTGGGATAGAACAAATAGGAACTGGAAGATTGTTAGTAATAGACTAAGTACTACACATACTGAAAGTCTTAATATTACAACTTATGCTACATGTGCATTAGAGAACTGGGAAATAACACCTGTATACGATGGGGCTAGAGAGACAAGTTTAAACGAACATAGGCTTGCTAGTTTGATGTATGCCAATGGCTTGATTGCACAAAGTGTAGTGATAAACACTGATGCACCAGTTGCAAGCTTTGCAAATAATAATGAAGTTGATAACGGATGGTTAGATGGTGTAGATAATAAGGTGAAAAACTTTTACCAAGAACGACAAGTAGAATTGAATTAATAATAATTATAATAAGGAAATAAAATGAAATACAAATCACAAGAATTGAAAGCAACAAAGACGATGCCATACCTTTACGGAGCATACGGAAGTAACTTAAACATGGGGCAAATGCAATACAGATGCCCACATGCAGAAGCACTAGGAAGTGTAATTGTTAGTGGCTTTGCTTTAAAGTTTAGAGGTGTTGCTGATATAGAGAAATGTAAAACATCAGAAGTACCCCTTGGCTTATGGAGAATTACGGATGCCTGTGAAAAGAAGTTAGATATATATGAGGGTTACCCTAGCTTATATCGTAAGGAACTTGTTGAACTGCCAGCTTTAGAAAATAAGTTTGGCACTACTAAGGTTATGATTTACTTTATGAATAGCAGTGACGTTTACCCGCCATCTAGCAGATACTTTGAAAGCATTGTTAATGGATATACTGACTTTAATATAGATACCGACCCTTTGATGTATGCCCTTAAAGATTCTTACAGCAATACAGGTATACAGTAATTAGTTAGATATAACGAAGCCCCTTATTACGAGGGGTTTTTTTTGCTTCTGTGATATTTGCTAAATACACCCTATGCCAAGACCTTACCTATGTTAAGGAAATGCAATCAGCAGGCTTACAAAGCGTTGTTTTGATGGTTTTTTGGTATTTAATTAGCTTTAATAAACTCTGCGGTTAAAGCATAGTTTAATAAAATAGGAATAGCATCTTTGAATGGGACTATTTCATTGGCATCAAATGATACACTCAAATACCAAGGATTCTCTTCATCATGATATGTAACTTGGTGGGGTGAATGTACGTCTAATACATAAATTGTTCCCCTTGTAATTTTTGTCTCAACTTTATTATGACCACGCAAACCATAATCATCTGCTTTCAAAACAAAATGATGACTGTATCTTTCATAAAGAGGGTCAGTATGTAAAGGAGTGCCTTTTTTTATTCGCATCCAGTGGGGGTCTTTGCTTGCATGATGACCTTTAGTTCTTCCCCACGTTCTGAGTGATTGGTTTTTCACAGGAAAAAGATTATCTAATAATGCATTCGCTGGATTAATATACATATCTGATAGTTCTAGTTCAGTGATAGCAACAACTGGATTAGCTATTTGGAAATCTTTAAGAGGAACATCAAATTTTTGGTCAGCCATTATGTTATTTCCTTAAAATCATTTATATCTAAATACTTCATTCTAACTGTGAAATCTTTGATAAGAGGAAAGTTTGTAAATTCTGGATTCTTAAAAGTTTTGGATTTACGATACTTAGACCTTTTTTTATCTATCACTGAATAAACCTCTGCATGGTCTACTAGGTTAGGACAATGTAATAAATATTTTATTTTGTTTTCTTTGAAATAATCAGCCATTAATAGGTCATCTGCTGTTGGGTGTTCATGAATACGTTTCCAAGATAATCCATAATCAAATATTTGCCCTGACATACCTTTTGGGAGATAGTGACAAAGATTGCCAATCCAGTTACTTCCATTTTCCCATCTAGTGCCAGTATCTTTATCAGCCTTTCGCATACTAAAAAACTGTATTACATCATTAGGGTTCTTGGATATTACGTCATGTGCTTTATCTAAAAAATCTTCACAAAGTATTACATCATCTTGAAATCTTAATGAAGGGGAACTTGGGTTCTCACCCCATGCTCTCATAAATGTTTCCATCGGGTCTCTATGCCTGTCCCATACTACTTTTAAATTAGGAATGTGGTCTTCTAAGTACATTACAAAAGGCTTTCTTTCAGGGACAGCAGTACAAATATACTCCATACCTAAGCCCTTAACCATCTGTTGATAATGCCTTCAGCGGCTTGTCAGCGTGTTGTTTTACGGGTTTTTTTCTTTTTTTTACTGGTTTTGGTAATACTACCCCGCCCAAAGCAGCGAGGTGCATTATGTGATAGCGCACTATTTTGCTAATTCTGATAAACACATAGCTAATAGTTTTTCAGCAGGGTTAACACCTAGAGCTGTTTTAACTGTATCTGCTTCATCACCACTGAATACTAAATTCAATCTATAGAAGTTTGCTTCTTTAACTGCCATGTTTCGTTCTTCGTCGGTTTTAGCATTTCGCACTACTTCTTCTACTTCCCTTTGTTTGTTCAATGCCTCAACGGTCAGTGACTTAACCATTATGCCGTCACTAGTTTTATGCTCCACACCTGCAACACCATCTTCAGAAGAATCATTATCAACAGGAATCCATGCTTGTCCAAACTCTTCTCCAGCCATAGCTTCAGGAGCAGGTATATCTTCTAACATTCTTTGCAATTCTAAATCGTCCATCATTAAGCTATCTTGCGCCCAATCCAAAGCGCCCAATGACTCTAAATCTCTAAGGACGTTAGCAGTAAGTTCTATATCCTCTGACCCCCTTGCCCTGTTATGTCTTAAAGTTGCGATACGCGCTTGCTCCATTGACATAGGGGTCACTACTATAGGTATTTCTTCATAACCTAATTCTTTAGAACAACGCCATCTATGTTCCCCATCAACAATTCTAAACATGCCTTCTGTTTCATGTTTTACGCATACTATTGGCTGTGTGAATCCATCTTCAGTCATAGACCTTTTTAATAACTCAAATTCATCTTCTGATTGCCTATTTGGGTTATAGGTATTTGGAACAATTCTATCGTGCGTGATGTACTGAACATCTAGCGCTTTAAGAACTGCGTTCTTTTTTTCTACTTGTGCCTTACCTTTAAATTTAGCCATTGCTTACCTCTGCTCTATTTATTACGGGTGACATTTCCCAATATTTATAATTACCATGATAAAAATATCTGCAAGGGTATGTCGTTCCCTTATGGTTAGTGTATTGTTCTTCTTTGCCTTTTAATTTTATCATTCTTTGCATAATTGCGTAAAGATAAGGCTCTTCATGACTTCTTATATACCAATGTGGCGCAATATCTGCATAAGTTTTAGCCCATATCCATGAAACTTCATCTATGTGTTCTTGTAAATCTTCCATAATTACAGACATGTTAAAATGATGGCTTTCCACCCCAAAAGCCCTCTCCTTTTCTAAAATACTCAGGCTCCATATATGGTAAAAACCCAGCTTTGAAACTGAATGGGTCACCGTTCCACATAGCTATTGCTAATTTTTTATATGAACCTATCGGGTTGGCTCGTAAGGCATTAATTTGTGGAAATGGAATATTTCCATTCTGTCTACGATGTTTTTCTAATTGTTGGTTAAGAACAAGTTGTGACCTTTTAGCAATCCAAGGCGGGGCTTCATGTATACATTCGCGCATGAAACATTCTTCCCAATTTTCTCCTGCTCTTCTTCTAGGCATACAGGATATTTTACCAAATTGTGTAACAGTTCTTATCCCATCAAGCCTATGACATACTTTGTCAAACCACTGAGGCCATGCCTTCTGTGCAAGTTGTAAATCAGGTATACCTGAAGTTGTCATTGTAAGTGGCGCTATTCTTAATTTATTCTTACTACGACCATGTTTTACCATGACATCATACGCATGATTGTAATCCCATTTAAAATCTTCAATAGCCTTCCATACATCTCCGTCTTCCCAATCATAAATCGGTCTAACGTATTTAACTCCTAATTTATTAGGTTTTGTTATATGACCCTTACTAGAGAATAAGCCCATTCTTCTGTTAGGGCTTTCCTGTACCCGCAATCCAATACAGGCAAATAAATCTTTCCCTTCATCTGTTGGAAACCTTTCTTTAGTTACCAATGCTTGTATATTTTTCTCTTCAATTTGATAGGCATATTCAGGAGGTTGTCTTACCCATTCATCACGAGGTATTGTTTCATCAAAAATATACCAATAAGGATTTGCTCTATTGAATACGTTTACTACAGGCTGACCAGCCCAAACATGATGCATATTAACTTCAGGTCTAGCAGCCACCCTATCAAGATACTCATAAGTGTTTGGAAACATTATTTCTTCATCACGATGTATGACGTTTATTGGAAGCTTTCCAGCTGCATCAGCAGCCATGATTGCAAGCTCCATGCAAACCGTTGAATCTTTGCCGCCACTTTGTGATATTACTACCGTATGCCCTTGCTCGTATATTTCCTGAAGCCTGCTAAGTGCAGCATCAAATACGTTCATGCTCAATTTAAGTTTCATCTTTTTCTCCTATGACAAAAAAATATTTAGCTTTTGCTAAGTTGTGCTTGTTATCTAATAGGTGATTTGTCATTTTCTGTACATCTGTACCATCTTCTAAATTAATAATTGATAATATATAGTACCAGTTGAAACCAACTTTTTCTAGTTCCTGTGAAATCTCTTCAAATGTGAATGTATGCGGGTCATAATCTATACCCATTTCTTCAATGCAATGTATCTTTTTATATGCGCCGTTTGTGTTAATAAAAGTGCAAACGAATAATCCATTATTTTTTAGTAAGTCATATGATTTTCTTATAACACCTATTCCACAATAATCAGGAACACTAAACAATGAGATTACACAGTCATACCAACCATAATGTTCAAATACATCACTATGAACAAAGTGAGTATCGGGATACTTTTTTTTTGCTATGTTTATCATTTTTTGTGATGCGTCTATGCCCGTGTAATCGTTTGGTTTTATATCAGCCAAATCAAATAACAAACCTGTACCGCTTCCGCAATCAAGTAGACTGCCAAACTTATAAGGCATCATTTCTTTAATAAATGCATTTTCCGCTTCTACTATATTTCCAACTCTTTCATCAGAGTAATTAGAATCATAGTCTGACGCTATTAGGTCATAAATCTTGCCAATGTCTTTCATATTAATATGTCCAGTTTGTTGGTAAATCAGCCGCATCTACAGCACCAAAAGCTCTCTCTCTAAATATTCTTTTTGATTGGTCAAATTCAAACTTTGCCTCTCCAATAGAACCATATAAACCCTGTTCTCTAATTTTTCTAGTTATTATATTAACAGAATCATCATCAAAATCTCTATGTACTGTAACTACTGCATCACTTTGGTTATGCCAATGGGCAGCACCTGCAATATCATAAGCTGTAGGGGGCGCATAGCCGCCGCTGTTATCCTTTTGCATCTTGGTAGGGTGTGCAACTACCCAAACTGTACAATCGTGCTTTCTAGCAAACCTCTTACACTGGGAAATAAAGTCTCTAATATGCTCGTCCTCTCTTTGGTTACCTCTCCTAATTGCTGATACCTCATTAAATGGGTCTATAACAATGCCATTAATTCCAAACTTACGGCAACTCTCACCAGCTATTTCTAATATCTTTTCTACATTTGGAACATGCTCTCTTGTCTCTATAAAGTAAAAATGCTCATGTATAAATTCCAAAGTATTATGCAATTCTTCTGTATCCATTCTTGTAGCAAAACCTTTATCAAATGGTTTTTCTGCAACTATCTGTGACAGCCTTCTAATATGCATCTTTGTTGAATGTTCGGGTGAGAACATAGCAAATTTCCATTCATGCTTTCTAGCAATGTTTACTAAAACTTGGTCTAAAAATGTACTTTTGCCATGATTAGGAATACCTGTCCAAACATGAAACGTGCCTTTTTGCACTTTATATAATTTGTCTAAACTAGGGTAACCAACCTCTAAAGGCTTATCGTAATTACCGTTATATAAATCTAATACATCTTTTGTGTAGCTTTTTACAGAATACAAACCGTCAACAGGTAAAGGCTCTGCATTTTGCACAACTTTTTTCAAAGCATCCGCGCCAAGTTTAACTAAAATATCATTAGCATCTTTACAATCTTTAGGTGTTACAACTATCCAACACTTATCTTTTCCGTATCTATGTATTAGTTCTTTGTTTAAGTTCTCACCTGCACCATCAGCATCAGCAAATAAAACTATTTTTTGTGCTTTGAGTGGGTGTGTGCCAAGGCAACTAAATCTTTTATCATTTTCTTTATAGGAAACTGTGGCAGGCGCACCGTCAGGAAGGGTAGTGCAGTTTTTAAAACCAACCTCCCATAAACTTAAAACATCTATTTCGCCTTCTACAAAAATAACTACATTTGCATCTTTAACATGTGCGTAATTGTATAAACTTTTTTTAGCTTTTGGTGTTTGTTTAAATTGTTTATCTAAAGTTCTGTATTTAATATTGTCACATCTATTATTAAAACCATTGAAAGGAAAACCAATCCATTTATTATCTTTACAAAAAATATTAAAGGCTTGATATGTATCACGGCTAATTGACCTATTAGTAAAATAATCATCTAAAAAAGTATTAGCCTTAGAATCAAAACCAATACTTTTAGTTTCTATTTTTACAACAGGTGGTGACGAATTTCCGTTGGGTTTTATTGAACCACTAAAATTACAATGATGACATAGCCATAAAGCAGTATCATTTTCTATCGTAATACTTAATGGTCTATCTCTTGGGTTATGTGGTGGTTGACATTGGGGACAAGTTAATTTGTGTGAACCCTCTCCGCATTTGAATGCGTCTATATTTTGTTCGTCTTTAAGTTTAGCCTGCAAGTTCATTCTTACTCCTTATTTTATTAGTCTGTGGTTTTTTCTTTTGTATGTCTTTAGTATAGGCGGACTTGCGTGTCCTAACGGTAAGGACGTTGGTGTCCACACTCAAAAAATACCTATTGCTAGTGCCTTTTCTATGTTTAATTTCTAACATATTGTTCTCCGCTAACCATGCAAGGCATCTACGAATTTGTCTGTCACTAATGCCACAGATTTTTCCTAAATGTTTTTCGCTTGGGTAGCAGCTATGTCGTTCATCTGCATAATTGGATAATATAAATAATACTAACTTTGTACTTGGCGTATTGCAGTCTTGCTTTTTACACCATCCTAGGGCTTCTATACTCATAGCCCATAATGTACTTTTTATAAATTAGGATTGCAAGTTATAAAAATCATTTGGTTGGACATTGCCTTTAGTCAGCTTATTTATTGTTTGCATTTCTTCCTTTCTAGGAATACGAACACCTCTACACCATTTGGCAAGAGCATGAATTGTAAAAGACGCACCGTTTTTATTAGCCATACTAATGAATGATTCATGTGTGTATTTATTGTCTTTCAACCAGTTTCCTAATTTCATGAAATAATCATATCACAAAAATCTTGTATATGCGCCCGTTTTGTCTTACCATGTTATTTATAATTTGATAATAATTTGATAATAATATGAAAAATAATCCCTTTGAACAACATGGCGTTAACCATTTAAGTGCCAGTTCTATTAACCAATTCATTACAAACCCAGCTAGATGGATTTTACATACAAGCGGCTATCGTGATTCTTTTGGCTCTCCTGCTATGTGGCGCGGTATTGCTGTTGACGATGCAATCTGTAAAGGAGTATACGAAGATATATCGTTAAAGAAATTACAGAAGTTTGCAATAGATGTTTTTGATGAAAGACTAGAGCAGGCGCTAGAAGAAAAAATACCTTTTGACCTTAATAAGGTTAGCAAAGAAAGAGACTTAATAAATACCTATGTAGATATAGCAATACCTCACTTTAGAAGTTTGGGTGTTCCTGTAGCAACACAAAAGAAAATAAAACTTGAACTGGAATCTTTACCCATCCCAATTATTGGATATTTAGATTTGCAGTACGAGGGGGTGGTTCGTGATATAAAAACTGTTAACAGGTTGCCTAGCAAAATGCTGGATACAACCTCAAGACAATTAGCTATATATGCAGCCGCCGAAAAATGCACACCGATAATTGATTATGTGTATGTGACAACTACTAAACAAGAAGTTATCACTACGCCAGTAGTCAATTTAGATATGCATATGAATGTGGTGGAGAGAGCAGCTATCAATATGATGAATGTTCTTTCTTATAGTAATGATATTAGTATTGTCGCTGATTTGTTTATGCCAAATTTTGATGATTGGATGTGGTCAAGTGGTGAAAAGCAAGCAGCTAAAAAATTATGGAGAATATAATGAGTAAATTAAATGGAGCAATTGCTGAAATAGTCAACCTCCCAAAATCAGATAAAGTAAATATAAAAGGTAAATTTTATACACAGGTTGTCACAAGAGTAGATGAATTTAGAAAAGCGTATGGTGATGCAGCAAGTATCACAACTAAAGTTATTCTACATGATAAGGAAAGAGTGGTCGTTAAAGCTACTATAAAGGTTTTTAACGATGGCAAATGGAATGTTATTGGTAGTGACTACGCTGAGGAATTTCGTGGAGAGGGCATGGTAAACAAAACATCAGCCCTAGAAAATTGTTGCACCAGTGCAATTGGTCGTGCGCTTTCTGCGTGTGGTTTGGGTGGCGGTGAATATGCAAGTTCATTTGAAGTTGATAATGCTATAAATAATAAATCATCAGCACCAGCTATCACAAAAACTAAAAATCCACCATACGAAAGCCCTGCTGTAGATGAAGAAAAAAGACCAATGAAAATTCCTAAAGGTAAATATAAAATTATAAGTGACAATAAGGCAGTTGTTATTAATACTGATGATGAGGCAAAGTATTTACATCATTTGCGAACATTTCTTACAGACCATTTGAGTGAAGAGTGCCAAAGAATTTATACACTAAATGCATCAACAATAAAAAAAGCATCTATGGCTTGTAGTGGTGGTATAAAAGAATCTTATGAAAAATTATTAGGGCTATATGATGTTGATACCAAATAGTTTAGATGATTATGTGTTTATGTGTATGTCAAATGGCGAGTGGTGGACATTTTGGAAACTGCAACAGTCAATAGAACGAAATACTAAAAAATTTTATGGCGAACCAACAATTTCTGCAGCAATTAGAAATTTGCGGAAAGAACATAGTCGCATAAAATATAACCTTCCCTGCACAGGTGAGGTTGTAGAAAAGAAAAAATTGTTCAATAGTAAGGGTTACGAATATAAATTATTAAAAGGAGAAAGTAATGGAATATGATAACAATCTAACAGGTGCTTTATTTATAGAAAATACATCACAGGTATTGAAGAGAGGATTCTTCATGATTAACGGTGAAAAGAAATACGGTATATTAGTTGAAAGTGAAAACGATAAAGGTAACAAAAAATTTGAAATTATGATTAGCGCAGGCTTAGTTTACTCGCATGAAGAATCTGAAAAGAAGACACCCAAATCACCCGATGTTAGTGGAAAATTAACAATAGATGCTGGGAAGTATAAATTTGGTGGATGGAATAGAGTGAGTCATGATAGCGGTAAAGAATATATCAGTTGTTCACTAATGCCAGTCATTGATGAAGAAAGCGCGCCCTTCTAGAAATCCAAAGCATTTAGCCTATGTGAGAAGCCTGCCTTGCAGTATATGTAAAGCAGGTTTTTTGTCACATCATAGGACTGTGCAAGCCCACCATTTATTGAAGCCGTGGATAGGAACACGCGGCATGTCTATGAAAGCCGATGATAGAAATGTTATTCCTCTTTGCCTTCACCATCACCATTTACTTCATTCAAAATATGGCTCTGAAAAAGCGCTATTCACTAAATACGGAATGCAAGAAAACTTCGCGAAACTCTACGCACAAGAACTTTGGGAAAATAAAGAATCACTATTACATATAGATGATGATTTACCCTTCTAAAAATAATTAAAATAAAGTACAAAAAGGGTTGTTTATATTAATAAACCTCTTTATAATGTTTACTATGTTAAACAATAAAGTAAATAATTTTAAAGGAGATAATATGAATATTACTTTGAACAAGAATGCGAGTACAGACGAGATGATTGCACAGGTAATGCCTATGCTGCTAGATGCTATTAAAGAAAAGGCTTATGTTGGTGGCTACAAGGCTACTGATGCCGAAGCCCTAGGTTTAGTAGTTAGTAAGTTTTCACAGTGGGATGCAGGGGCTATATTAGCTGTTACTGCTGAAGCTTTAGAAGATGCAAACTTTGATGATTTAGCTAAGAAAATAGACAGGTTATCATAATGAAAGAGACAGTAAAAAAAATAAATGATTCTTTAACTCTTACATGTATGAAACACAACATGATTGAGTTCATAGATGAATGGGGTTATGTAGAAGCAGATATGCGACTAGCGCGTTTATTTGGAACTGCATATACAGATGTAAAAGAAGAGTTATATCAATGGTATGACTTTGAAATAAGTGGAGAGTGTAAAAATGTCAAATAGGAAAGCAGGAAATTATGAGCAAGCTGAATATCAATATATGTCGCAATGCTCAGATAGTGGCAGAAATTATAAACAACCATCAGAAAAGCTAAGTGCTGAATTCCCGAAGTGGTGGGTGTTACGAGATGATTACGGATTTATAGCAGCAGTAGATAAACAAACTGGGAGGTTATTATGAGTATACGACAAGCATATGTATTTACTTTGATAGAAACATTATCAAAAAAATACGAATTGAATCTAAGAGATATGCATCTCAATGAGGTAAAACTAAATATTTCTAAAGAGGATTGGGAACAATTATCTGATGCAGTTAAATACGGCGGAAAAGGAGATTTGCACTAATGATAAATGAGATAACAATGCAGAACGTCTTTAAGGTTGAGTTACGTTCGCCAACTAAATTGAAATATCAAAGCGTTGCAAAATGGTTAAGAGACAAAGGATTCACATTAAAAGAAGTACGAGGAAAATTTGATACTTATTGGATTAATGATAAGTGCCAAATAGAAGTGGGAGTTGATTGTTTTTATATAGGCTGTAAAGGTGATTTTATGGCGTATGAAATAAGCGGTTGGATATTTGATAATTTTGTTATTAAAGATTTTCTTTTCTCAAACATGAGACAGGTAAGAACTTACATCGGCAATAAGTATGACGATAATGGTTTAGACGTAATTTACTACGCTAAAGATAGGAGGGCTCGTAATGCAAGATGAAATCAAAGTTAAGAATGAAGAGACTAAATGGTTAATGGATATGATTGCAATATTATCCTTAAAGAAACAGATAGGAAAATTTGATGTGTATGACGAAAAATTATATTTATCTATCTATGAAGAGTTAGTAATTAGAGGAGTTAGCATTTAATGTACATTATGGGTTGTTTAAGTCTCTTAGGTATGTATAATGTTTATTATATTAAACATTAAATTAAAAGGAATAATATGGATATAAGAATGAAAGGTAAAAAGAATGAATACGAAAAATCTGTAACAACTACAATACCTGTAGATGTTTGGAAATTGATGGACAAAATACATAATGACTTTGGAATCAATAAAAGTCAGCAAGTAAGAGGATTGTTATCAAGACTAGTAAGAAATGAAGCAGACTTAATGGCAGGCATAATTGATGAAGTTAAAAGAACTGCTGAGCAAAAGTTAGAAGAGATAACTAGAATTCAAAATCAACTACAGGAAGAAAATGCAAACAAATAATGAAGTGAGTAAATTTACATTGCAGTCATGTTTAGAAACTAATCCAAAATTTTGGCACTCGTTTTTAATGTGGTACATACAGTGGAATGAAAAGAAAATAAACCCTGCCGAATGGACAGAAGGAATGTGTCACGAGCATTTAATGGAATGGTATTACACAGTACAAGATAGATTTGGCATACATTACGAGGAAGTAAAATGAATGAAATAAATAAAATGACAGGTCTAGACCTTTATGAATTGCGAAAAGAGATAGGTATTACACAGCATCAATTAGCTGAACATCTTGGGTATTACACCAAAGGAAAACCAAATAGAAGCATGATTGCAAGATTTGAAAATGGTCATGTGACTATAAATTCAAGGATTGCCATGTTAATAAATCAATATGCCGACAAGTGCAAGGAGGTGAGCAGTGTCTAATTCTATAGAGGTAATTGTAGTAGACCCTTTTAAAGAGACTATTACTAAACAAGTTATTCTAAATAATCAAAGCCCCGAAGAGTTTTCAAAGATGTTGAATTGCAATGCCTTTGATGTGGTTAGGTTGGGGGATGATGTGATTATGTATATTGATGATAATGGATTGCTCTATGATACAAATAGATATTTTAAACTTGAGTCAACCACAACTTCATATACATATGCAGGTATTGGAATACTTGCCTGTGATGATGGAGACGGAGAAACTATAAGTTTTGATAGAGACATTAGAAGCGTTGAAAAATTAATAGAATTCATGCCCGAAGGTCATAAGGAAGAACCCTTTATGAAATTTGTGCCATTCAACTAGGGGGTTGATATGAAAAATATAGAAGAAGCATTAAGAAAAAAACTAATCAATGACGGCATTAACAAAGAATGGCTTGATACACATCTAATAGTTGATGTGGTATCTTTACTTGATATAAAAAATGCTGAAGAGGTCAAAGACAATGAGTGAATTTATATATGATGATGAAGCGCCGTACATTATTAACTTCAACAGATGGTTCCATGCCTTATGTGTTGAAAGAGAGTTGTACAAAGAGGATAAAATGCCTTTAGAAGAAGCTGAGGGCACGTTTAAGCGTATGTATGGATTTAAACAGCTTAGTGATATGGTTTTCGTAAATTAGTGAGCCACGAGTCTAAGATAATAGTTATGAAGTTGCTCGTCTTAACTGCTCCAATGTGGGCATCAATAATATTAGTAACTTTTTAGCTAAGTAGTTTCCCTTTTCTTTTCAGATGTGTACATGATATTTAATCCGCTTAAAGTACATAAACGATTTTTTTCATCAAGACCTTTAGCAGTGAGCAAATACAATTGACCACTTACTTCAACAAAACCATCCACAATAAGCTCATTTAATACTTCACTTGGCAGTGAATCCTTGAACATTACAGCCAATATTGCTCCTAATCTATGATTTTGTCTTTTGCTTAGTGCCATTTTTTTTAGCCTTAAAAATTTTATCCCAGTTATCTGATATCTTTTTTATGTCTTCAGGTCTTCTTACTGATCCTTTAGACATGACTCCAATCCTGTCCTTGAAATAACAAGGCTTCTGCTTCCCTTCTTCTGATCAATCCATCAAGAACCTTTCCACCTGCTTTATTCCAACGCTTTATCTGTTCAGGAACATCTTCATAGTCACCTTTGTTTAGAACCTTTAGCATTGTAGATGCTTTTAAAGTAGAAGGTCCTAAGTTGAATGTCCAAGATACTAAAGCGTCAAATTGATG